CGGGGGTTCCAGTGTTAGCAGATAGTGTCACATTGGGCAAACAGCTTGCAGTGTACACAGAAATGAAGGGATTCAAATCTGTACCAAAGCCGCTGTAGTTGGGACACCAAGAAATCTGCAATTCACCTTGGTCGAAACCTGTGGCGTTAACGACGGCGCGTATATAGATAGGGGATCTAAAGAACTCGAAGTAGTTGAGTTTTTCAACAATATTCGGGATACTGAGCAACGCGCCAGGGAAGTCTAATGTGAGCACAAGACTTTCCTTTGCTGCAGTAGAGGGCCACGTGTAGACTGAAATTGGGTACAGCCTAGATAGTGGCTTGGTCAGTCCTTGATCAGGATACGGGTCAGTGGGACCCATAGCAGAGGACTTGTTTGACGGAACTTCGGGGGTCGAAGGGGGGGGTATAGTATTCTCTTGGAACACAGTTGTGTTGATAGCTGTGGTGTTTGGGGCAGTACTTTCTCCTCCCATCTGTTGTTGGACGGGTTCCATCTGAGCGTAGACTTCCAACGGTCTCTCCTCGGCTAAGGAGTTGGCAAGGGATTGTGAGCGAGCTTGGTCTGCTTTCGCATATGCAACCTCGAGTGAACTTTCGTAGAAGCACTCATAGGCATATTGCATTGCATCGGGCAAAACACCATTAGCGTCTCTCAAACTATCCCAGTCCAGAGTGTCGATGCAGCGTTGAACTTCTGCATGGTACACATCTCTGTGGGCTTGCCAAACATCTGAGGGTTGTACTTGTGGTATAACCTCCATAGCCGGAATCTCATCTTCATCTGGGAACGTCTCTCCGAAAGCGTCGTCCTCACTAAAGATCATGCTGTAGTCAATAGGGTACTCCAGCATAGTGAGGGGCTGTGTTCGTGATGTGGGCACAGCTCTATGAGTGTGTAAGGGGTAGTCAAACTCGGCGTCTTCCTCCTCCTTACCTTCCTTAACGTTGCCAGGGGCACTACGATAGAACTTGCGAAGTAAATCGTTGTAATGCAGCGAGCAAACGTTGAAACCTTTAGCAGATAGGGCTCTGTTGTAGGTTCTCTTCACTAACGCGAAGTACTCGGGTCCCCAATGGAAAGCTTCTTGCAAGCATGATGAAACAGCTTGTGCGAGGGCAACTTCCAGTGGTTCTCCTTTCGTCACGTAGTGTGGAATACACTCTATGATCTCTTTGTCTAGGGCTCCGTGGACCTCGCCTTCGTTGAGAATGAAGTATCTTTGCAAATATTTGGTCTCTTGCAAATCAAAATAAGGGGGCAATTCTCGTCCCTTATAAATTGATTGATACTCCATTCCCCACTTAGCGCACTCGGCAGCGATATCTCTCATATCGAACCAGCAGTCCTTTCCTTTTCCGAAAACGTGATCGTCTCCGAAAGCTTTCAGTCTACGGAAGACATACTCGCATGTATTAACTACTGATTCCTTAAACGCATCGTGACACTCGGGTCGGTCACGTGTGTTTAGGGCAGTGAGACAGAATAGAATAAGAATAATGAAAGTGTTTAGGATGGTTGTTAAGAACCGGCCGGAAGGATTTCCAGCCTCAACCTCGTAAATCACATTGATGGCGATGTGCCAAACCTTGACTCCAAGGAAGACGACGGCGTTGTAAACACCATTGAGCTCGTCTTCGTCAAGATCGACACGATCGTACCATGCTCTCGCGATATCTCCCATAGCATACATGAACTCTGCAGGCTCGGAAGCATCCATCTTCACCATATCACCGGCGAGGATCTTATCGATTAAGCCATTGAACGTGGCTTTGTCGAACACTTTCTCCCAAGAGCGGGAGGTGTGCGGATTAACTCCTAAGTCACAGAACGATTGAGGGTTAGCTTGCCAGCGCATCATGTTCTCAAAAAAGGCTCCGAGGAACATGCGCTCAGCAATAAGAACCTCGACGGGTAGGGAATTCATGATGCGTGTATTTCCAACATGCTTTACGTTTCCTTCCTCATCTACTACTCTCACCTTCTCTTCTTCTCTCAACTCATCTTTCAAATTGTCGC